CTCGACTGGATGTCTGCCGTCTTGAGGCACGCGAGCATGTCGTGCGCAACTCAAATGATGAATACCAATCCCAGCTCGCTGCTTTGCGGGAAGAGCTGGCGCAGAAAGTTGTGCTATCAATCCGCGATATCTGCGAGCTTGAGCCTGCCGATAGTGATGATCCTGAATGTATCCAAATAAAGGCGTCAGATCTCGGCGCAATTCTTTCGCGGCATTTTGAGGGCATCGAATGAACATCAAGCGATACGATATTTTCCCGGTCAATCATCAGGCCGGCAACGAGATCGAAAACACCGACGGGCGTTATGTCCGGTTTGAAGATGCCTCCGACCTACAGCAGCGCCTTGCGGACGCCGAGCGGCGGAATGCGGAGCTGATTGAGTTGATGTCGGAGGTATCGAAACAGGCCGGCGATCATCACATGAGCCACCAAACGTGGAACCTGAAGACGCAGTTGGCGAATATCCACCAGAAACTTGAAGCCGCCCTCAACAACCCCGAAGAGGCCAAGTCATGAGCGAATTGAAACCATGTCCGTTCTGTGGGAGCAAGCCCGAGCAATATGACAACGAATACGCCTGCTGCACTGGCAGTAAATGCCCAATGGCCAACATGGTCATCGACAACAGGGTATGGAACACCCGCGCCGTTCTCGCTCAGGAAGCGGGGAAGTGCGAGCCGGTGGCGTGGGCCAATGGTGAACAGTTGAAGCTATGCGCTGCGTCGCCCCGCGAAGTGCAGCCGAACAATCCTATGCTGCACAACCTACCACGCAACATCGCCGGTAGCGCCTTACCGACTGAATACTGCAATACGCCGCTGTTCGCCGCACCGCCAGCGCCGGTATCGGTGGTGCTGCCTGCGCCTAAAGTGCCTGACGATGACGGTTTTGATCCGGACCAATACAGTTATGGGTGGAACGCCTGCCTCGACAAGGTCAAGGAGCTGAATCAATGAGCATCATTCGCGAAAACCTTATGCGCGAGAAAGAATATCGCCCGTACTGCGGAAACGGTTACTGCGGCGGGAATATGCCGCGCACCGTATGGACCGGAAAGCAATTCAAGTGTTTTAGCTGCCACTGGATCTCAAAATTTCCCGATGACTTTATCGCCGAGTACAAGGCCAAATGGTATCCGACCGAACCACTCCACCCCCACAACGACGGCCTCGACGAATACCGGCAGCCCGTGCACGTCGGTGAACTTGATCCGGCGCAACGGTTGGCGCTGGCCATGGGTGGAAAATGAGATCGAAATATGGACAGATCTGCGCAAAGCATCCTGAGCTAGAAGGTCGTCGTTACATTCCTAGCAACGGTTGCATCAAATGTCATAACGAACTTTCCAGAGCGAATCACGCACGTCGCAGAGAACTGCTACAAGAAGTGCTTGAAGCAGCACACCAAGCGCGCCAGTGGTCCACTCGGTTAGATGAAGCTTTGAAGGCGTACGGTTATGGCGAGGCCTGAGATCCCCTTGGCCGACCTGGCCTTTGCTTATGAACTTCGCTGCCAGGGTTTCTCATGGAAAACCATAACGCGCCACGTATCTTGGGAACGCACCGCGCTTATCAAGGGCATCGCCCGGCGCATGAATTAGGAGAAGGGAAATGTCAGAACAAATAACCTGGACGCACGTCGACAAACTGGTCCGCAAGATGCACGACGAGAAAGGCATGTTGCCTATCGGCTCTACGGACGCCGAAGTCGCCCACAGTTTCATCAAGTGGCAGGAACGTAACCGCGACATTCTCTTGGCAAAGCTCGAGGAACATGATCGGGAAATCGTCCAGTTGCGCTATCAGCTGGACGATTTAAAAAATAAGCCGGTAGGGAAAACCAAAGCACGTCTTGACAAACTTGAGTGCCAAGTCGCGCGGCTAATAGAATTGGCCAAGCAAGAATGAACCTCGACAAATGCATTTTCCTCGACACCGAGACCTTCTGCGAAACGCCGATCAACAACGGGACGCACCGTTACGCAGAAGGCGCCGAGATCATCATGTGGCAGTGGGCGGTCGGCGATGGGGAAGTAATTATTCGTGATGGGGATGAGGATGTTTCGGATCTGATGGAGATGATCGCGAGCGGAAAGTATACGATCGTTATCCACAACTCTGCTTTCGACAGAACAGTGATTTTGCATGCAACTGGGGTAGAGATTCCGATAGAGGATGTCTTCGATACGATGGTCTGCGCTATGGCGCATTCACTGCCAGGCGCTTTGGAGAAGCTGGGGGACATACTCGGGATTGCTAAGGACAAAGCTAAGGACAAAGCCGGTAAGGCGTTGATCCAGTTGTTCTGCAAACCGCGGCCAAAGAATCAGATCCTACGCCGGGCGACTAAATTAACGCATCCAGTCGAGTGGGAAGCTTTTCGCGAGTACGGGCGTCTCGACATCGAGGCGATGCGCGAGATTTACAAGAAGCTGCCGCGGTGGAATTACCGGGCGGCCGAAAAGGAGTTGTGGCACCTTGACCAGCGTATCAATGAACGCGGCGTGCTAATGGATCTAGAGCTCTCCCACGCCGCTATCCGCGCCTCAGATCGTGCGCAGAAGGAATTAGCGCGCCAGGCAAAGCACATGACAGATGGCGCCGTAGAAAGCGCCAACCAGCGCGATAGGATGCTAGAGCACATCCTCGAGGCCTACGGCATCCAACTGGCCGACCTGAAGGGCAGCACCGCCGAGAAGGTGCTCGAGGATGAAGACATCCCGCGTGAGCTCAAAGAATTGCTCATGGTGCGCATCGAGGCCAGTAAAACCAGCGTCTCGAAGTACCGGCGCGTATTAAACGGGGTTAGCTCAGACGGCCGCTTGCGCGGCCTTCTTGCGTTCTGCGGAGCTCTCCGCACGGGACGGTGGGCAGGCCGTCTTCTTCAACCGCAGAACATGAGGAGAAGTTCGCTCAGCGACATCGAAGTAGAACGAGCTATTGAAGCGTTGCTCGCCGACGCAGAGGATTTGGTATGACAAGCGTTATGGAAATGTGTGCCAGCGCTGTGCGCGGCGTGTTCATCTGCCCGCCCGGCAAAAAACTGGTGATAGCCGACTTGGCAGGTATAGAAAACAGGGTACTCGCCTGGCTGGCCGGTGAGTCTTGGAAGATCGACGCTTTCCGGGAGTTCGACGCAGGGCGCGGCGCGGACATGTATAAGCTGGCCTACGCGAAAGCATTCGGCATCGACCCGAGTCAAGTATCAAAAGACCAGCGTCAGATCGGCAAGGTAAAAGAGCTCATGCTAGGGTACGCCGGCGGTGTAGGGGCGTACCTTACTGGAGCTCTTACATACAGGATCGACCTCGAGCAGATGGCCGAAGGCGCCTACGACTCGATCCCTGCTGACGTTCTAGCCGAGGCCGCTGATTTCCTCGAGTGGCAGCTCAGTCAGGGTAAAAGCCAATACGGCTTGAGCGATCGTGCGTTCATTGTATGCGATAGCTTCAAGCGCCTGTGGCGCGCCACCAATCCTAACATTGCCTCTTGGTGGAAAGAGCTCGAGCTCGTCTGCATCCAGGCAGTGAACAACCCGGGGCAGACCTACACGAACCGGATGCACAAGATCCGCCGAGACGGAGCGTGGCTGCGGATCATGCTGCCATCCGGTCGGTACCTGTGCTACCCGTCGCCACGCGTTGAGGAAGGCGGCGGTCTGACCTATATGGGCGTCAACCAGTACACAAGGAAGTGGGAGCGCCTGCGTACCTACGGCGGCAAGATCGTCGAGAACATCTGCCAGGGGGTCGCCCGCGATGTCCTAGCCTCTTCCATGCAGCCGATTGAATCCGCCGGCTACGAAATCGTTCTGACCGTCCACGACGAGATCATCAGCGAAGCGCCGGACACCGACGAGTACACGCATGAGCGCCTGGCCGAACTGATGTCCGCTGGTTGCGACTGGACAGAAGGCCTACCGCTCGCTGCAGCCGGCTTCGAAGCGTATCGCTACCGGAAAGGTTAAGAAAAGGTTGAGTACAAGCCGAATCTAGGGATACTATCTAGATTCTACGGTTTCTAGATAGGTTAAATGTGATGCGCGAACAAGTATATTTTGGTCGGCTTTGCCCGAAGCACCCCGAGCTAAAGGGCGAGCGCTGGATCAAGTCCTACCGCTGCGTCGAATGCCTGCGGATCTACCAGAAGTCATACCGCGATGCGAAGAAGGAGAAGGCCTGTGTCTGACACCGTGAGCATTTTCGAAAGGTTCTCCGGCCTTCAAGAGTGGCCGGCAGAGATCGCTCATCTCAAAGGCAAAAAGCTGTTCCGCAAGAAGGACAATGGCCAGTACATCATTCGGCATCCGAGCGGCCAAACAATCGGCGGTAAACCTGCCGCGTACCTTGAACCCGCCGGCTGCGACTGGGAAGCACGCAGCCACTGGAAGACTCACGCCAAGATCCTTACCGACTTTGTGGTGAAGTCATGACGCCGACCCTAAAGGGCTTCACGCGCGAGTATTTGGCGTCGCTGTTCTCCTATGATCCTGAGACAGGATTGATTACTCGCTTGGTTCGCAGAAGTCGTAACGCACTCGTAGGGGATGTGATCGACTGTTTGCATAGCGCCGGGTATTTCCATACGCAACTAAACGGCAAGCGTCTTTTAGCGCACCGCTTGGCCTACTTTCTTCACACCGGCGAGACGCCTCAGGAAGTCGACCACAAAGATCTCAATCGGCAAAACAACAGGTTCGAAAACCTGCGCGGAGCTAGCAGCTCCCTCAACAAATACAATATCCCGCTAAAGAGCAACAACACTTCCGGCTTCAAAGGTGTGCACTACTGCAAAAGTAAACGCAGGTTCACCGCGCAGATCCAAGTGGACGGTAAGTACATTCACCTCGGACGCTTCAAGACCGCCGAGGAAGCCGCACGGATCTACGATGCGGCAGCAGTAGAGGCCGTTGGTGAATTCGCCTTGACCAACGAAAAGATGGGTTTGCTTAAGGAGTGCGCGTGATGCTGGAAAGAGACATTGAAGCGTATTTGGTGAAACGGTGTAAGGAAATAGGGGCTCTTTGTGACAAATTTGTGTCGCCTCAGCGTCGTTCGGTGCCTGATCGGATGATCACCTTCAGCGGGCGCGTGTTGTTTGTTGAGCTGAAAGCGACCGGCAAAAAGCCTACCGAAGCCCAGGTGCGCGACCACGAGCGTCGCCGTGCTGCGGGTGCCGAAGTGGTTTGGCTGGACAGCAAAGAGCAGGTCGATCACATGCTTTTCTTCCTCTGTCTGAAAAGCCCGGTGCTGGCACTGGAAGATTGGAGCGTGGCGTAATGGCAATTGACTTCGTACCGCACGCGTACCAGCACCTCATCATCGATCACATCCAGCGGGTAAAGCGTTGCGCTATATGGGCTAGCATGGGTACTGGGAAAACTCCGTCCACCTTGACGGCGCTAGAAGACCTGAGTCTGACAGAAGACGTGTACCCCGTACTGGTTATCGCCCCGAAGCGAGTAGCGCGGACAACCTGGACGAACGAAGCCCGCAAGTGGAACCACTTGAAGCACCTGCGCGTAGTGTTCGTAGGGGGTTCTCTCAAAGAGCGAATCGCAGCTCTCAGGATCAAAGCCGACATATATACAACGAACTTCGAACAGCTCCCTTGGTTGATTGAATACCTTGGGGATAGATGGCCGTTTCCAACAGTTGTGCCCGACGAAGCGACTAAGTTGAAAGGGTTTCGCTTACGGCAGGGCACGCAGCGCGCCAAGGCACTCGCCCGAGTCGCCCACACCAAGATCAAGCGCATCATCCTGTTGACCGGTACGCCCAGTCCTAACGGCTTACAGGATCTGTGGGGGCAGATGTGGTTCGTCGACAAAGGCGATCGCCTTGGCCGAACGTTCGACGCCTTCAAGCAGCGCTGGTTTCGCGCTTCGCACACCGGGTTTGGGGTAGAGGCGACCGACCAAGCACAAGGCGAGATCCAGGCAGCACTTAAAGACGTGTGCATCACGATCGACGCCGCTGACTGGTTCGCACTGGAAGAGCCAATCATCAACCGCATCATGGTGGAGCTGCCGGCATCGGCCAAGGTCATGTACAAGCAAATGGAGAAGCAATTCTTCATGGAGCTGGAAGGCGGACAGCAGATCGAAGCGCTGAACGCTGCGGCTAAGTCGATGAAGCTGCTGCAGATTGCGAACGGCGCGGCGTACTTGGAAGGTGGCGAACAGTGGGAAAAGATCCACGACGAGAAGCTGGACGCACTCGAAGAGATCATCGAGGAAGCCGCCGGTATGCCGGTTCTTACCGCGTACCACTTCAAGAGCGACCTGGCACGCCTCAAGAAGCGTTTCCCTGACGGTATTGACCTGTCGGCCAAAGGTGGGCTGGAACGTGCTCAAGCAGGCGAGGGACGCGTTTGGTTCGGCCACCCGGCGTCGATGGGGCACGGCGTGGACGGTTTGCAGTACCACACGAACATCATGGCGTTCTTCGGGTATAGCTGGTCGCTGGAAAACTACCTGCAGTTCATTGAACGCATCGGGCCTACCCGTCAGTTGCAGGCCGGGTTCAAGCGCCCGGTGTTCATGCACATGATCATGGCAGCGGACACCGTGGACGAACTGGTACTGGAGCGGCTGCACAGCAAACGCGAGGTACAGGATGTGCTGATGGAAGCGATGAAAGAACGCGGGTTCAAAACAATCACAGAGGATGCAGCGTAATGGCTATCAGAAAAGCGAAAGACGGAACCTTCTGCATCTCGGCGTACGGCTGCTGGCGCCCCGGGGTTTACGAAAGCGAAAAGGCGTGTCGAATTGCGCAGCGCCGTACTGACGAAGCACTTCAGTTCCTTCAGGATCGCGCGAATTTCCGCGAACCCGGCGGCGTAGGCGGAACCATTACGGAGCAAGACCTGGCCGACTTCAAACCAACTAAAGGATACCCGACATGAGCGATAAACAACCTTGCCCAAGACACGATGTCTACGACATCACCTGTCAGCATTGCTTCGCGCTCGGCGCGCCACCTAAGAAAGCGCTAGACACTCAGATCGGCGGCGGACACTACAAAGATATGGCTATCCAGCCGATGGAATACTCGATGAAGAACGGCTTGGACGCTTGCCAGCATACGGCGATCAAGTACATCAGCCGGTTCCGTGCCAAGGGCGGCGTCGAGGACTTGCGCAAAGCGAAGCACGTCATCGACATGCTGATCCAGTTCGAAGAGGAGAAAGGTCAATGAGCTGGCCATCGGTTCACCGCTTGTGCCGCCACTGCGGAGGGGTAAGTACCAGCGCGCGGGAATGGGCGACGGGCGCCCAGCTTCGCAGGCTTGATAAATGCGACCTTTGCAGCGCCCCTCTTACAGCTGAGGACGACTACGATACCTACAGGCTGCCACCTGCGCACTCCGAGGAAAAGTCAAATGAAGTACAACGCTGAGAAAGTCGAATTCTTCGGCGCTCGCATGGTGCGGGCCGCGAAAAGGAGTGAAGCGGAGTAAGGGTTGACTACAAGAGAAAGGTTGTATATCCTTGCGTTACTTAAACCAGTTCAGGAGAAGGAAGATGATCGAAGCAATCGTAACGATAAACGGGGTTCAGCTAACCGTAGGTCAGTCTATGACGCTTCGGTTAGCTGTTGCCAGTTTTCTCACTACTATGCAAAACGAAGGTTTAGGGGAAGACGGCGCGGGAAAAGCAATGGCTGATGCGTATATCGCTCGCGCGTCTGAAATAGAGCAATTGCTTATACAGCCTTTTCGTATCGTCTCCGGCAGAACTTCAGCTAGCGTGGGGCTAAAACAATGCGCAGCATCCGGCGGCCATAACGATTGCCCAAACAGCGCTTTGCCCGATTCCCAATACTGCGCAGAGCATTCCAATCGGCGAGATCCTTGGACCCCGGTATGAAAATCCTAGCGATGCTCTACATGCTAACCGCAAACGGTCAGGTGCCAGTGGCCGCGTACTTCACGCAGGACGCCCAGGTTATCTGTCAGGCGACAGCCGCTGCGCAAAATGCAACTGAGGAAGAGGAGTATTGGTGCGAATGAATCTTATGCATGGCGATTGCATAGAACGGATGAAAGAGATCCCGGACGGCTCAGTCGACCTGGTATTGACCGATCCTCCCTACGGAACTGTTAAGGGCATAGGAGGGGACTCCGGTATAAACCACGGTATGAAAGGAAAAACCTTATGGGACGATGCTTTAGATCCCGCTCTTTTCTTCGCTGAATGTAACCGGATACTGCGCACCAACGGCGCTCTTATCCTTTTTAGCCAAGAACCGTACACATCTCGGCTAGTCACCGAAGCACACAATAATATACCCTTCAGCTACCGCATGGTTTGGGTGAAAGACCATTTTGCTAATGCTTTAATCGCCAAAATAGCACCTGTTTCCTACTTCGAGGACGTTCTCGTATTCTTTAAAAAGTATGACGCGCAATTTTCCAACCCATTGCGAGAGTATACAAAGAAGCTTTTTGACTTTATAGGAAGGGGCAAAAAGGAAATATTTACTGATATGGGTCATCAAGGCGCTTGTCATTTTATGCGTCACGATTCCTTGCAATTTAGCCTTTGCACAGAAAAAACCTACTCTGAAATATGTCAGATTTACGAAGTAGGTGAACAGGACTGGTTCGTGTCTTACGCCGACCTTCAGGAGATAGACAGGCAATTTAGTCGGCGATTCAACCTCAGCGAAGGGCGAAAATATAAGTCAAATATTCTGACCTACAAGAAAGATTACGATGGCTTCCACCCTACACAGAAGCCCGTGGACCTCCTGACAGACTTGATAGAGACCTATTCCAATATCGGCGAGGTCGTTTTAGATTTCACCATGGGCAGCGGCTCGACAGGCGTAGCGGCCGTGAACACCGGCCGAAAGTTCATCGGCATCGAGCGCGACGAAAAATACTTCGCCATCGCGCAGAAACGTATTGAAGACGCGATGTACGGCGATCTAGTTTGACGAACGCTTCCTCAATTCCGACCGGCAGAACTGCAACTCGGCGTACTGCCGGTCGAGTCCTCTTCGCAGATCCCAATAAGCACGTCCAGCTTCGGCTGTAAGCTCTGCGGTTCCGCTGACAGTTCCGCCGGGAACGGTTCCATCGGCGGGCACTGCTGCGGGGCAGGTTGCTTTGATCCGCAGCCGCTTAGTGCCATCAGCAACAGCCCGCTCAAGAGCACTCGTCTCATTTTCTTTACCTGCCTTGTACTCGATGAACGTCGCCCGGATGGCTTCCGTCTGTGCGCGTGACGCGATTAGGTGTTGGTTCACTGCGTCCACGTTCGCGCTGATAGCTGTAGCGGTTACCAAGTCGGTGGCCTGCGCATCGTTGTCCCAGCGCAACCCCTGGACGTACCACGAGCCGGCAGCGCCGATCAGGAACGCAGCGACGTAGCCGTAACCCGGCATCACGATACTGTTCCGCCGGCAGCTTTGAACTTAGCGATCAAAGGCGCTACGCCATGCTCTTTCTGCCCGTATCCCGCACCTGGCAAACTGGCCCAAATGTTTTTGCATTTCTCGATAGCTGATTCAATCTTACCCGATTCGATATCCGCTAAAGCTCTTCGCTCTTTGATCTGCTGAATAGCTACCGCGTCCTGGCTAGCCGGGGAAAAGTCTTTAAGGCCTAATTGATCCTTGTAGATCTTCCAGTACCGGTGAAGCAACTGGTAGCGGCCGGCGGCGGTAGACTTCAAGCCGTTGCGGTTCACGGTAACGAGAACACCCGGGTGGTCCGCATAGCTGCTGAATGTGTTCGGGCTGTCAATCCCCCCGACAATGACATCGTAGCCGTCGTTCTTCGTATACCGGCTAGTCGAAGTGCCCTCGGACCATGCCAGCATGTCGAGGAACGCACGGAGGTTTTTGCTGATAGCTGTCACAGGAATAACCTCGGATTAATCGGCGGGATCATCTTAGCCACGTTACCCTTCGCTCTAACCAACAAACCTAACACGCAGCCGAAGGCTATGATCAGCAGGCCATGAACCATGGCCGGACCGGGCTTAACGATATGGAAGAGGATAAGGGTAAAGAGTCCGACGTTAGCTGCGGCGAGCCCTACGGCTAGCATAGAGACGCCCCAGCGTTGTCGTGAGTGGGAACCGTTGTAGACGAAAAGAATCAGGAAGGTTGCGAAATGGATGACGCACTCTACCCAAAGCAGAATCACGTTAAGCTCCATCGTTGCCACCCCGGCTTTTGAAAAATGGAATGAGACCGATGATTGTCTTAATCCACTCTGGCACTGGGCCATCTTTCTCAACCATATAGCCTAGAGCGGTAAATACGACCGCGATAAGCGCGCCAATGGCTCCTGATACGAACAACGCTTTCTCGTCATATGGCGGACCGCCACCATAGAAATAGACACCGCCGCCGTAGGCCATACCCCATGAGAACAGCGTAAGCATAAATCGTTCCCGAAACGAGGTAGCTTTCGGCGCGGCCAGGTAGAAGCAACAACCTATCGCGGCGCCGGCGGCGGCGTAACCATTCATCCCGGCTAGCAAAGCGCAAACCCAAAGGTATGCGTAAGTCTCGCACTGATCCCGCATGGCCTAACCCCTATGTGTTTCGGCCATGATACCACGCACAATTAACTAGGCGGGAACGCGTCGTCGTCTGCGTACATCCTCACATCGTAATTGACAGCCTTCACGCTGCAGGTCCGCGTTCCGCTTGGCGAGACATCCGTAATCAATGCGGGAAAGGCCCACGTTGATTCATGCCCGAACTGGATGATCGGCGGCGTGTCTATGTTGCCCGACACGTTAGGCACGAAGTCCAGGGTTGGAATGGTGAACGTGTAGTCATCAACACGCGTGGCGGTGTAGGGCCCGGATGCGCTGCCATCAAGGCGGCGCACGACGACTTTGTGAACCCCTGGTACAGACCAGTCGAGCGGTTGCGACACTTCCAGTGTGATCGGGGCACCTGGTGCGTAAGGCTGCGGCGAGTAGCTTACGACCTCGGCGCTTTGCCCATAGCCGGGCGTCGCAACGCCGAGCGCCACGTAGTCGAAGTAAGCGCTGTTCAACGCGTCAAGCTCTGTCTTGAAGCTGTACTGGCGCTGGCGGTAGATATGGCTGCGGCGTCGACGCATGCCGATGCGCCAAGCCTTGTACCGAACACCCACGCCATCTACGCGGATCTTCTCTACCCTTTCGCCTGCATCACCCGACAGTCGGCATTCTACTGTTTCGTCTTGGCGGGTGATGTGATCGTAATACTCGACGTCCACACCATCAAAGTCGTCCGGCTGATCAGGCATCACAAAATTGTCAGCCAATGGTTCGAGCATGATGTGAGGGTTGTAAACGTGGTCGAACGCAGGGCCACGTGGCTCGTCGCGCACCGGCACCAACAGCCCGCGGTCGATCGTCAGCTCAGAAAACCCGGCTTGCAAAGCGTCGATCAAGTTCGACTTAACCGTCTTCGAGTCGTTGACAATGCGATCGTAGGTATCCCCTCGTGGCGTCCATCGGGTGGCCTCAAGCCGGTTAAGCTCTGCTAGGTCGATGTCTGTAACGTCGTTATACCCGACGTTACGGATGATATGGCCGACCGCCGCGGAGATCTCCCGCGTGGGTTGAGGGGCTTGCCATACTCCGCCGCGAAGCACAGGCAGGATTCTAGTACACGCCAAGTTAATCAGGCTTTCGCTTTGCGAGGAAATCCTGTCGCCGCCACGGATGTCGCAAGTAAGCACAGTCATGCCGGCATAAGACGTAGGCGACGAGTAGATCATCAGACCCTTCAGCGCCTTCCACATCATGGTGTCGTTCTGCTCTTTATCCGGGTCCCCACTCCCTTGGTTGACGAAGATTTTCTTCATGCGAACTTCGGGGCGCATCGGGTACGGCAAATTAATGCGGTAGGTATACCCTTGCGCATCAAGAGTATTATCTGTCGCGGATATCTCGGTAACGGTCCACGCGCCTCCCAAGGCCATGTCTCGGTATTCCCATGACTGATACGCAACTAGCTGTTGGTAATTTCCTTTCGCGTCCAGGAACACGATCCCGCTCGGGTAAAAGATATCGACCTCAATAGCCGCTACCAACTGGCCGATAGGGCAGGCAGGGAAAGGTCCGCGGTATCCCGCTGTGAGGTTCGAGCTATCGAGCAGGATCTGCGCAGTGTTTGACGATAGCGCGTCCCAACCAGGCCAAGAGTTGTCGTCGGTCCCGTCCGCGCGGATACGCTTAACCTGCATGGTCGTAGAGGTTATCGCGAGTATTCGGAAACGGAATCCGCGGTAAGACATCGCCATAACGACTGGACCGGTTACCAAGCCTGTGCCTGGTGCCCCGCCGTCATAGTCCAGCTCCAGCGTGGTCGGGCTAACAGCGGTGACCGTGTAGAACCCTTGGTTCTGCCCAGTGATCTGTATCTGATCTCCAACGATGAAATTGAACTGGGCGATTGGTCCTGAGATAACATCGCGCCCGCCGGTGCCGGTGCCGTCCGCTACGGTGAAGTTGTAGGGGGCCGCAGGGTTAATAATCAGCCCTACTGTCCAGTCTGCGGGGAACGTACCCGCGCCGCCCGGAAGCGTTACGGTATCACCGGCGAAGTTCATAACCGAAGAGGTTACGCTAGAAGTCAAGCCGCCGGTGCTAACAGTCAGTTCAAGGCCGGACGCCCCGGTATTACTCGCGCCAACCTCTGGCGCCGTATACCAGAAATAATGGGCAGCATTGGCGGACAGGTCGGCACCTGGTCCGTACACGGAGAACAATGCATCGCTACCCAGTGAAGTCAATGGCGTTTCGCCGGTCTTGATCTCATTAACGTTTATCTGGTACGAACCTTGCCCCACGGCCAGGCACATTTCTGTGCGGATCTCGCGTGGTGCGGCAAAGTAGCTACGTGGTGGCACTAGGTAGTCTGGGTAGCGCTGCGGGTTGTACCCGAAAAGCTCAGGACGCACGTCGTTAATCTTTACCTTGTTGCCCTTACTACTGGACTGGTCGAGCGATTTGCCTTGTTGGCTCGACTGCTGGTTAACCCCTGGCAGCTTCGGCATCAGCAAGCCGAGCACCGCCTTAGCGCCGGCGATCAGCGCGAAGGTAATCGAGAAGGGGTCTGTGCCTTTCGGCTCACGGTAGATCTCTACGTGATCCTCTGCGGTAATCAGCTTGGTCAGCCATTGGCGCGGTAGCAGCCTTTCGTCATTCACGTAAAGGCTAATTGCCAGCTTATCCAGCGGCGTGCGTCGAGAGATCCCGTGACGGTATAACCACTCAGCGACCATCTGTGGTTTGCGGATCTTGTAAGTTTCCTTCCCGTCGTCCGAAAGGCGGCTCGCGTAAACTTCAATCATGGGCGGTCTCGATGGAAGGTCACGGTAGAGTGGTCTCGCAGCCACTTATTCAAAGGCAGGCAACGAGGGCCGCGCGCCGGGTTGATCTCCAGAATGCGTAAGCCGTCGGGGGAGTCGATAACCAGGGCGACGTGGGTACAGATACGCCCTATCATTACCGCCGCGATAGCACCGTGCTCAGGCTCGCAACGCTCCATGCACGACGACTCTTCCTCGTAAGCACGGGTGAACTCGCGAGGATCGGTGTTGCGCAGGCTGCCGTACTCGGCCAGGAGTCGCTTGCCGAGTTCAACATGGCGGACGTGCCTACAGAGCCCCCAACAATCATACTTGTCAGGACCGCGGGCGCCGTCCTCGTAGGAGCAACCGAGATACTTGTTCACAAAATCCATCATATGTACCTGAGCGCGGGAGCGTAGTTCACAGTGTACAACGCTCTCGGCCACGCTACACCGATCAGATTGAAATACCCAGTCTCCAACTGGGCTTCCTGCCCTTGCAGCGTTCCTCCTAGCACCGTCAAGACATACGGCTTCTCCGCTGGCGCAGAGAGGTTCGTGTTCAGATACGTACGATAGATCGCGGTAACCCGGGCGTTCGCCGCAATAGCTTGGTCGATACGCCTAGACACCTCGCCCGTGGTGTTATCCACGGCGAAGGCCAAGGTTTGATTTCCCTTGTTGTTCTTCGCGGCCAGGGCGATGTCTATGTTCGCGGCGATGAACGTTATAGTGCGCCCGGATTCATCAACGGCAGTCACGTCGTCAAAACCGGTGCAGATGAAAACAGACTCGGTCCACCCGGGGGAGGTCAGTTCGAGCGTCCTGATAATCGCATCAAGACGCTCGTTGGCCCCCGCGTTTACTTCCGCGAGTATTTGGCTCACCACGCAGCGTCCGACGTTTCGATGTAAGTTATAGCGATTCGCACCTTGGCTCCCGCAGCGCCTGCGGCACTGGCGGTAACGTTTGTTCCATCGACCGACACTGCCGGTATCCCTACCGCCTCCGTCGAGGCCCCTTTATACATAGCCGTAACGTGCAAGACCTTGAGATTACCTGCGGCGATCCCGTGCGCCCAGGTAGCTACACCGGACCCGTTAGCGGTAACGGTGGACGTTTTAGTTCTAGCTCCCCCGATAACCAGCTCATTGTAGATATCCTTGTTAATCAACCCTTGGATATTGTCGCTGTAGTATCCGATGCCGGAAGGCGCCGATATCTGAGCACCGTATAGGTGATTTTTAGTGACTACGTGCGGCCCGTCGACGGAGGCCACGAAGAATAATTGAGTGCCGGTAGCCCCGAGTGTCGACAATTCATTGCCGATTGCGATAACGGTTCCTGCTGGTGCGGAGATTATCGGCTGAACGAATCCAGCGTCAGGCTGATAGATAAAATTGTTCCCTGTTAGTAGCAGCTTACCCGCTGAGAGGATAAACAGGCACGCGTCATTCGGCTTGTAAACCTGGCAGCTGGTCATCGATACGACTGCGGAACCTGACAAAGTCATCCATGCGGAGAATAAAGCCGCAGGGAAATTCGCGCCTACCTGGAACTGCACCCCTGTATAGGAAAGATTCCCCCCTGAGATATTAAGTTTCGGGGTACTAACTTGGCCCGCAGATTGGAAGCCCCCGATCACAGAAATAGAGCCCGCGCTCATAGTAATCCCGCCGAACCCGTCGAGGTCGCAACTCGTGATAGTACCGAAGCACGATCCAGGGTTAGCACGAACGCCGCTAAAAAAGTTGAACGGGGTAGCGCAGTACGTGAGGCAATCGGTTACGTGAAGATCGTCGCAACGACCGACGTTCCAACCTGTCGCACCCCCCGCTTGAGTCATGATCAAGGTTTGATTGGTAGTCAGGTACGCGGGCCACAGGTGGCACTTGTCGAAACGGACACTATCAATAGCGCCGTCCAACCAAAAGCCTTTAGAGAACGCGGCCATGGTGATGTCTTCAGCCGTGGACTGACCGACGTTGTCGCGCCAATCGAAACCAACGATAGCGCCGGAAACGATCAGGGATTTGGCGCGCTGGCCGGGAATGTTAAGCCCGCTAATAGCTGGTGGATACTGGGTCAGGTTGGCAAATACTGAGGTGTCAGGCTGAGTCATAAGAACGGAAAAGTTCTCGTACTCGATACCCGACGCGGCGGATACAAAGACGCCCGTTGCGGAAAGGTTGAACGTAGAGTCGACCTTAATTACAGAACGGTACTTTCCGACCCCCTCTACACGCTGACCGGACGTCGCAAGGGTGATCGCGTCACGTACAAGCCATGCCGCCTGACCGAGGTTTATGTTTAGGCCTTTAGCCGCGATATTACTTAGCGCTTGCGTAGCGTCTTCAACGCCACCTGGCTTACCCCCGGCCTGTGCCACACCGACGGTGCCATTGTGGTTGAGAACCCACAGGCCCCCGTCGTCAGCCTCGATTACAGACCAATCGTCCGCTACGAGACCCGTGGTCACCAAGGGTACGTAATAAAACGCGCCGCCGCCTGGGATGTCTTCGTAAAAACTAGAGGTCTGCGCGAATCTTGAGGCGCCGATAGTTGGCAGAGCCTTAAGGGCCGCAACGCTTCTCGCAGTTTGTGACGCGCCTGCAATAATACTGGCGCCCACTGCAGGGTCACTTAGCTCGGAGCGTAAGATAGCGTCTGCGTTAAAAGCAAACAACTGTGGCTGATCAGTCGCCCAAGTTCCGGTTAGGGTCAGTGGTAGCACCGCGTCGGTAGCAGGTTTATACGCGATACCGTCGCGTACTGTGTACTGATTGCGCGAAGTGAAAGTCAGACCTGCTTCGTATTCACCGATGTACTGGTACCCGAACGCTAACAGAAAATCATCGACCATTTTCTCAATGCCATGCCAGGTATAGCGAACACGCGGCACGCCGGAAGGTCCGCGGTCAATCCAGCTGGTTTGCACGGGGTCATTTACCGCGACATCCAGGTTTTGCGCGTTGTCGTAGAGATCTTTTACGGCGGTAGAGCCTATAGGGTTGCCAGTGTTATAAGTCGTCATTTGATGCGCCTTCTTTAAGCGATTGGGTACGAGCCGTTTATGTAGACGACACAGCCGTTTGCGGTAATAAGATCGGTGTTGTCGTATGCGATCACGGAACCAGCTGTACCCGCTGAATTCAAACGCATGACTCCGGACTTCCCATTGACCAAGTTCTCTACGGCTGGTATTGGCATAGACAGAGCTGGGGCCAGGGCGGTAAATGGCAAGGTGATGATCGGTACGGCACCCGTCCCCTTGGTAGTTACGGTGATGACAGCTTGAAAATAGCAAATACCGAAAGCGACCATATACTTCATAGTGGCAGACGCCGCGGTATAAGTGCCGGTTGTAGCGGTAAGCACCGTGCTGAAGTTCGTCCACGGTCTCTTGTTAGCGATCTCCGCTTGAACCATAGCGGACTGCGCAAGCTCTGTGGTATTGGTCCCCACCGCCGAAACGCCGAGGTTGGCGCCTGCGGTCAGCTTGCTAGCCCCTCCCGTGCCCCCATTAGCGATGGGGGTAGACACTGACCCTGCGGTAACCCGCCCTTTTGCATCCGTGGTAACGCTCCCATACGTACCGGCCGTTCCTACGGATGCTAGGGTCATCGCCCCCGTAGCGTTAGCAGACCCGTCAAAGCTTACCGACCATGTGCCATCTCCAGTGGATGCAATAGTGCGCGCCGTAGTCAGCTTAGCAGCACTACCGGTGATATTTTCAGAAGATCCTATCGCACCGATCGCAGCCCGCGCAGTGGGGGCGTCGGCAGCGCCGAGGAATGTTCTTATAAAAGGCTGCCAAGCGCTGAGGACGGCAGTTCTCAATTTCGTCAAGGTCTGTTTAAACGTGGTGGCTTGTTGCACCATAGGATAAACGTCGCCCTCACTAGGAGCAGCCGATGGTGGGAGATCCGTTATTCGTTTGTCAGCCACTTGTCCTACTCCAAAATTAATAGATCGCCGTCTTCAGTTACCAAGAAGTCGCCTTCTTGAGTCAGCAGCATGCTTGGCGTGTACTCCGGCCATTCTCGGTTCATGACGTAGTCAAAGATGTCGGCGTACAAGACGTAATCGGGCAAGATTATAACCCATTCAGGGTCTATTAGCGGTCTATTCCTCAGTTCGCAAGTGACCCGATACCGCCAAAGGAATTTTCCTGTTAGCTCCCCGCCTACAGGAACCTCCGTAAAACGGACTTCTTGAGCGTCAAAACCTAATGGGGTTAGAAGCGTCATCGTAAACCAGCCTGCGCCAACCACCTGTGCGGCCCAAGCTTCAAAAAGCATGGCTTGAGGCGAAGTCATGATCCAGGAGAGCTGGACTAAGGAAGGCGCGTTAGGAAACTCGATCCGCTGCCGTGCACGACCGCTATCCATAGGTGTACGGCGGATATTGTTTACAGGCGTGAACCCGTAATTCTCCCGCAATGGGCAGGGCAGCCCTTCAGGGTATACAGGGATCGCCATTACGTACCTCGCGTCTGCAAGCCGTACTTACGGCTCATCGCGTCAGCAGTGCGGCCATCGCCAAGCAAATCTGCTACGAAAATATCGATCACATTTTCCCCCTGATCGCCTGTCCGTTCTTCGGACTGCCCGGCGCGTGATGCATCTTCGATCAAGTTTACCGTAGTGCCGTTGCCGCCGCTCGGGCTTTTCATACTGTCCAAGGTCTTGTCGAGCTTGGCACTGGTCTGCGCGGTAGTCACACGCTCGCCTTTCTGCAAGAGCCATGTGCCGGTTTGTGGCACGGCGTCGATACCATCGTGTGCCATACCCGCCAACGAGGCGGTAGCTACGCCGGCCACTAAAGGCGCGGCGAAGGCAGCAGCACTGGCAGCAGCGGCAGGCGCGAGCAATGGACCAACGATAGGGATAGCCGCTGTAGACGCGAACGCCGCCAAGGATGCCTGGAAGGCTGTAGCTTGAGCGTTAGCGATAAGCGCAGTGGACGCCGAAGCTTGCGTGGTCTTGCCGACGAACAACTGCACGGCTTGATACACAAGCCATTGCGCTGCCATCTGGACCAGGGCGCCGACGATGGACTTAACCATCAGCACGCCGAGGTCGGCGAAGGCATCGCCTACGGATTTCGTGCCGTCAAGAATCGACATGAACGTATCCGTAAGGCCGTCTGTTAGCGCGTCAAGCGAACCGGTGACGAATTCCGCAGCCATCGAGCTGTAGTTCGTCGCTTCCTCCGCCCAGTTTGCCCACCCCTCGGACGCCCCGAGGAAGAACGAACCCTGCGCTTCGTCCAGTTGGTTGTAGTAGTCCTGCTGCATAACCAAGCGCGAAGCCAGGTTCTCTTCGAGGATCGCTGTTTCCTGATCATACAGATCTTCGCTGATCTGCCCTTTGTTGAACTGGCTGTTCAGCTTGTCTACTTCGGACTGGTACTCCTTGCGGATCTGCAGATCTTCTTTTAGCCGTTCGCGAAGCTTTTCGCCTTGCCCGAGACCGGTAAGCGAAGAATCTAAACCCTCCTGAGCTTGGCTAAGCTTCGAAGCTTGGTTTTCTTGGAACGCAGCAAGTTTACCGGCTTCGGCAGTTGCTTGTTTCCTGGCGTCAACTTCCTGCTCTAGTGCTACGTTGCGTTTGAGCTGGGCGCGCAACAAATCCTCAGACGCCAAGATCGACTTCTGATCTGCGGTCTGAATGTCCTTAGACTTGATGTCGGCGATCTGCTGCTCGAAAGCTGCAAGCGCTTTGGCTTGGGTGCCGAGCTTATCAGTCGTCTCAGATTGAACTTGGAGGGCTGCGGCCTGCTGCCGCAGCGTGTCGAGCATGCGTTGGCCGGCGTCTTCGCGAAAGGCTCTAGGCGCCGGTGCGGACTTGGCAGCCTTCAAGCGTTCTGCATCCGCCTTGATAAGCGCTTGGTTAGCTCGAACTTCTTGCCCGGTTACCTCTGCAGCGGCTTTCTTCGAGGTCTCCTGTTGCTTGAGCAACACGAGCTGCTTCTCCAGCGCCTCGGTGGTCTCGTCTGCCAGTCCTAACGTGGTTGCCAGGTTGCCGAGACCCGTAGAGATAGCGCCGGATATACCGCCCTCTTTGCGGGTCTGCAGGATGCGTTCGAGCAGTTCGATCTGCTTGGCCGCGTCAGGGAAAAGCTCGCCGCGAACTTGAGCATAGGCATTGCTGATCGCCGTTCCGATGTCGTCCCAGTCACGCTCAAGATCAGACAACGAATCGCGGTAGGTCTTCAGTCGTGTTTGGGCATTCTCGGCCAAGGTGGCGCTGAGTACGTCCAGGGCTTCTTGCTTTTTGCCTTGGATGTCGAGGGCTTTGATAACCTCGTACTGCTCATTGGTGATTAAGCCGTACTGCGCGCTGATCTTCTGCGCGGCGGTTGTAGCGTTGTCGCCCAAGTCGCCGAGGGATTTAGCAACTTCCGCCGCGCCTTTGCCGGTGAACTCGCCGATAGCCGTAGCGGCTAGCGCGAGGTTGCGGAATTGAGTTTCGCTAAGCCCGGTGCTGCCGGCCAGGGCGATAACGGCTTGCCTGGCTTCTCCGAGTCTTCCGGTTAGCGTCGCGGCGTCTTCTGCGAGCTGAGACAAGGACGAAGAGGTCTGCCCCGAACTGGCCGAACCGCTGAACAGCGCTTTGTTAAACGCGCTGGCTTCCTTCTCCGCGTCGATGAACAAAGCGGTAATCGTACCGAGGGTGGCGGCTAGAACGGTGAAAGGATTGATCAGCCCGACGATGTAGCCGCCGAGAGCTGATGCCGCGGGCCCGATGCCGCCGAACATGTCCTTGAGCTGGCCGCCCTGCTGAAGCAGCACGGTAAGCGGCGCTTGACCGGCGTAAAGGGAAGTCGCGATGTCGGTGAATTGCGCAGGCACGCCGCGGAGGTTGTTTGCTAGCTGCTTAGCGCTAAGGCCGCCTTTGGTTAAGGCGGCATCAGTCTGCGCCAGGGAAGCGCGCGTAGCGTCCAGTTGGGCTTTGTAAGCTTTGTAGTCTTCAGTCGGCAACCGCCCGGCTTTGCGGTGGGCGTCTAGCTGCTGTTCCATCTTGTCGAGACGGCTATAAGCCGCGACAGTCGGATCGATTTGCCCGATCAGCCGATCGAGTGCTTCGCCCTGCTTTTTAGCTTCCCGAGTCGTCGCAGCCAAAGCGCGTTCGGCCTGATCCATACCGCGTTCAAAGCCTGCGGTATTTGCAACGAGATCCACCGTGAGCTGGCCGAGGCTGCTAGTTGGCATGCTTATTGCTTCCTCGACGCTTGGAGCACTTTTAAGAAGTCTTGTGGCGTAGCATAACGCAGTTCGTCGTCAGATTCCCGGTTAGGGATGAAGTCGGCGACTACCTTTTTGTTGCCCATAAGCTGCGCGCCGGTACAACAGATTAAGGCCGCGGCTTGCTCAACACGTTCAGCTATGTTCAGGCCCCCGTGGCGCTTGATGTACTGAGCCCATTGTCGCGCTTCGACCATGGAGAGGTTCTGTTGGGCTTCGGCGATCGTGCGACCGCCTACACCGTTCAGGACTAGTTCGAACCAGAGGTCTTCGGGGGCTTCGTCTTTGCCGTTTGCGCTTCGTTAACCGCGGTGATCAGTGCGAGGAACAACGTATCGCACATCGCGCCGCGGCCTTCGATCCCGGTGGTGCCGAGGATGTCTGCCGTGGTGAAGATCGGCCCGCCCTCCTCGTCGCACACCATTGTCGCGATCCGTGCGGCCAGGTGCTCTTGATTCCCTTCGGCAGCTTTCCAAGTGTTGGTGATCGTGTGATACGACGCCAAACGCACGCAGATGTCTGCTTCCAGCTCTTCACCTTCCGTGTTGTGCCATTTGATCTGGCGCTTCACGAAAGGCTCGCTTACGAAGGCGCCTTGGGCAACGAGGTCTTTAAGGTTCAGGGACATTGGTTAGCTCGACGACTTAGGAACGAGAACAGGATCGCCGGACACTTGAATGCCAACGGTCGATGTGACCATGGTGTTCAGCGCGAAGGTGAACGGGAAGCTGTTCATGTAGCCTTCGAAGGTGATCCAACTGCGGGTAGGCGGCAGAACGAATTCATCGTCACCATTGCTGTCGGTGGCGGTGGTAGGGTTAGCGACACCATCCGACAGGCCGATAGCCCACTGCAACGTAACACCAGCGGATTTCAGTTGGTGCAACCGGATATGGTTCACGTCCGCCGGATCGAACATCAGTCCGAAAGTCGCCGCGCCTGGAGTAGCGAGGCCGGCTTCATACGTGCGGGCCAGGTCGTTCAGACAGGTCGTTTCGATCTGGTCGATAGCAGTGTCGATGCCGTCGATAGAGGTGATGCAGCCCACGTCAAGCAGGGCGCCAGTGTCTGGGTCGATCGTAAAAAGATCGCTCCCCTGTGATTTTAGGGTCATGGGTGCAGCCTCGTTGAGTTATGAACGTTCGCCCGAAGCATATCACGCGCCGGGAGTTTCGCAAATCAGGTCCGTTCGACCAGCCAGTCGAGATCGAAGCTGGTTCGGTACAGCAGCGTTTCTTCTTCGCGGTCTGTGCCCCGATGGGATGTGACGTACGAGTCTAGTTCGATCGCGTAGCGGATAGCTTCAGCCGCCGCAGTGCTAGACGCCGCAGTAGATCCGTAAACGTCAACTTGGAGACTTGCACGATCAGCGTCGGGCCGACAGTTCAGCATGTTGAAAGGCGAACCGCCGACCCACTGGTAGACGGCGTATGGTTTGGCGACGGACTGAGGCGCGGCCCCAAAAGGATATATGCGCGGCGACGTACCGCCGAGCAGGGCTTGTACGGTCGGGTCCGCTTTGCACACCGTGTAGAAAGGTACGTCCATCAGTTGAGCCCTAAGTCAAGGAGTTTGAATTTTGCAGCACTCAAAAATTCTTGGAACACGGCTTGGGTGTTTTCGTTGAGCGCCCGGCGCATCGGCGCATACGCACGAATGTATCGCGTCCCCAACTCTAGATGGGTCCAATAGTAGGTATTGCCGCCTGCTACGCCTTTCCGCCGTTTGCGCACCCCGACAGATATTTTGGTCGACCCGGTTTCATTAAAAAACTTTACGTCTTCGATCAGCGCCACGTTCTTAGCGATATCCGGGAAAGTGGAAGGGTCGTCGATCTTATCCCAATTCGCTTTGGCCGCTTGCAGAACGATGCCCATAGCGTCTTTGGCCGCTGGCACGACAACCTGGCGCTGTAGCTCAGATGGCAGCGTCTTGAAAACGCGTGACAGCTCTTCAGCGCCCTTCAGTTTGTACGTGATCCAGTCGGCCATGTCGTCGCCCTCGGTTTGCCGGGAGTTTATCACAGGCAAGAAAAAGCCGCCTGAGATGGCGGCTTTCGTACAGCACCGAAAGATTTGGGCTTCTGCGATAGGCCTATCGGTTATCCACTGAATACAGTCACGAGTTAAAGGCTATCAGGGTAATCGTTTAAACGCAAAGGACGCGATGCCTTCACGGCCAAGTTCGGTTTCCGCCCAGTTCACTTCGACGCATTCAAACCCGTGGATACCGCACCAGCGGATAAAGCCCTGCAGGCTGAAGTAGTGGATGTGCTCGCCCGGCTTCATGTGCTTCGACTCTACCCACTCACTGGCCGTCTCGCAGATAGGGATTGAGACGAACAGCCATTCCTTGACGCGCTCCAGAAGCTTTTCGGGTTCCGGGATGTGCTCGAGACTATCCCAGCATGTAATCGCCCGAACCTCTTCGGAGCCGTACGGGTCTTTGTAGGCGTAGATGCTTTGCAGCCAGGAGATCGCGTCCGGGCAAACGTCATAGCCGCAGCCCTGGGACTCCTCGACGAAGCGGCCTCCGCCGATACCAATGTCCACGACTTCAGCAGGATTGATGTACTTCTTGACCAGTTCCACCCGCGCTTTGGTCAGCAGGCCGCCCATCTTGGTAGCGTCGAGCTTTTGGTAGTTGGCGAAATACTCGCCGCCGTACAACATCGCTGGCCGAGTATGGAAACCCTGACCTTTCTCAGGGGACCATAAAAAGGTGTCGGTCAGCCCACTCGGTAAGCTTGGCGTCATAGTTGGAAATCCTCTTGTCGCAGGCATGCTGCTTTAATTTGCACCGGCAAAAGTTGTCCGGCACCGCAAAGGTAATTGTACTGCCGTCCGGGCAGATCTGCTTCGGCGAATTGAAACCGCCCTGGCCGCCGCAGATGATCCACGCGGGAACCTTGGCCGCAAGCGCCGCCGGGACCAGCCAGCCGATACCGCCGATCACGGCGGCAGCACCCTTGACGAGCGCCAGCAGTTGTTCGACCGGCAGTTCGCCTTTGTGATAACGCACGTCGGCGATCGGCAAAGGTTCTACCACCCACTCCTTGCCGTCTTCTAGGTCGGCGATGCTGATCACTTTATAGCCTTTTGCCCATGCCAAAGCTGCGGCTACCGCTATGTAATCTGGATCAGGGTTACGCGTATCCGCTCGCCACTCACTGCGCACGGTAGCCGGGCGCACGACGACGTACGGGCCAGTTTCTGGCGAAGGCGGCAGCGGTGGAAGGTCGAACTCGCCCGGCATTACGCCGAAGCTGGCGATCATCCCGGGAATAATTCCCTCGGCGCCGTAGCGGATCTGTCGAGTGGGTTGACGCGTGGGAGGCATCGTCCAGGTTGCGTGGCGCGCGATGTTCTTCGCTTGGGTGCGCAGATTGGTTTGCGGCCGGAGGAAATGCACGCCAGGAATGTCGTGGAAGATGAAAGGCCATGGTGTAGAAAGATATACAGGCTTCGGTAGCGCTTTAATGAAAGGACGCTCAAAGAGATTATCTCCAAGCCCCATCATTCCGTGAATTATCATAAGCTTACCTAAAAAGAACCCGGCATAAGCCGGGCTGAAGTACGGGAATTTAAAGGTGCAAAGGGTATGCCTTACCGCGAGACTGCGCCGATGGCATGACACGGCGTCTCCCCGCTTTCAATTGCACCAGATCTATCGCCTAGAACCCGGGAAGCTTGCTCCGGTGCCGCGCGGCGGACTTAACCATAACGGTTTTCGCTCTAGGCGATAGATTTGGTGCAACTATTCCGCATGTGCGGGCTGCGATGGGCAAACTTCTCTAGACTTGCCATGCTTTCGCGGTCTTTGGCGCTGGTTGATCGGTTAGAGACTGCACTTTAATCCGGGACTCTGCATTCTTGCCCGGCTTCACGTTGTGCGCCTGATAGCTAGCTGCCTCTGAAACAAACTTTAGTCGCGCGCATCACAAGTGTCAACAACCTTTTGCAACTCTTTTTCAAGATGCCCGAGCCGGTAGCATTCCAGCGCGGTTTCACGAGAGCAGTTGACGACCCTATCGCGTTGTGGCAGGCGGGAGTGTTGCGCTGCCCATTTGCGGCACCGGAGTTCGTCCGGGTTCTTTGTGCTCTCGTGGTCGCCGTGCCAGTGCGTACCTTTGGACACCGTGCAGTCGTACCCAAGAAGCAGGACGCGTTCTGCGCCGAGCTTGAAGGCCAGTTCAATCGCTCTCAAACCTGAATTATATTCACCGTAGGCTTCGTGCCAGTTCAACCCGTGCTTTGCCACTGCCTGGCGCGTACAGCTCCAGCGTTTAGGTCCATGGGGAATCCCATGGACGTTCGCGTCCCACCACGCGAGATCACCTGCGTAAAGGTGATCGCACCACGGGGCTAGCTGCCAGGAGTTGTTCACGGCGATCGTGGGAAGGCCGGCGGCGCGTACCAGTTCGCAGTCGCGCGCGTTGAGACTTGGGCCGGAGGCGATGCAGACGAAGGTTTTCAATAGTCCTCCTACAAGAAAACCCGCCGAAGCGGGTTTCCATTTTGCTACAAGAGTCAGGCTTCGTCGTGTAGTTTCTGCCGGAGCAGATAACCTTCCAACGCCCAAATCTTATCGCGAGCATTTTGGTAGGCGATCTTCTGACCGATCTCCGCGTCGAAGTTTTCGATGCTTACGCAAAGCGATTCGCCGAGTACGACGTAGCCGTTGCGCAAAGTCATTTCGCAGATCGTTGCGCGGCCGCTTGGGAGCACGGTGTAGGTAGCACTGGCTACCGCCGCGTCGATCAGAGCGGGGGTAAGACGCGGCGCGTTCAGCCCTTTGTCTTGGATTTCTTTTTCGATTGCAGCTTCAGATTCGCTCATGATTCTTCCTCTGTGGGATGAGCTAAGGGAATCTGAACTCTAGCAAGCCTTTCAACCTTCGTCCACTCCGCGCGAGCAAGGCGCCGACACATAGTCACGCCCGCTTTCCTGATCCGGCAGCCATGCGTGCACGTTGTAGATATCGCCGTTGTGCAAAATGCGTTGCTTGGCATTCAGGCCGGGGCGCTGGCGGATTACGATGCGCGCGATGATCTCGGACTGAATTGCCGCAGCGGCCAGGAATTCCCGACCGCTGGCGGGAGCAATGCGCGCTGGCACATCGGCGAACACGGTTACCCAAGCCTCGGTGAAGCCGCCCGTCTCTTCATCCCGGACTTCTGTCCAATCTTGGATGTCCACTCGGTGGCGGTACTGGCCGGCGCGGCTCATGGGCGTTCCTCAAAACGAGCCTTCAGCACGCCGATGGCGGCGGTAAGCTGCAGAGTCAGGTAGTAGGTGCCGGGCGCCCGACCGGCCACGAGATCAGGCGTGCTGCCTACACTGGCCGCGAAGTTAGAGTTGTCGGCAGCCTTAACCCGCGTGACTCTAATCGCTGAGCCGCCGGCCAGGGTGCCTCCCGTGGGTATCGCGGTTATCACGAGCTGCGACGCATACGTAGGCGGTGTTTCCGTCATAGTGTTCGCCGCAACGTACGGTAGCGTTTCGCTAAAAGTTCCGGTCGGGGTGCCGCCGGAGAATGTAGCTAACCTGGCCGTACCCGCTTCAAGCTCTAGGGACAGATCATGGAGAATGAAGTTTACTGGGGCCACTACTCGCAGGATGTAAGTCGCTGTAGTGGCGGTCGCGAACTCACGGAACATTTCGAATTCGCGCTTCTCGAAAAATCCAGTCTGCCCCACATCAACGCGGATCCGCTGTTTACTCGTGCCAGTAAGCAATGCTGCCGGTGGCTGCGCGACCACGCGTTCCGACCAGGTTCCATCACCCATGTCGATGATCCGCCGGAGAAAGCTCCCGAAGACCCGTGCGAATTTGTCAGCCATCTTTGTAGTCCTTTTAGGCTAGGGCGGGGTCGCGAAGTGGGTAGAGCAAAGCCGTAACAGGCATCGGCAAGTAGCCTCGGGCAAACGCGTCGTCCGGGTTTTCGTCGCGGTCTTTATACAGGAAGCCGACCATCAGAAGCGTGGCCGCCTGAACTGGATAGCTGACCTCCTTGTCGCCGTTGCTGTCGACGACGTAGATCGGATCGCCCGAGCTGTCGAGAATAATATCGTCGTTGCTGTCGCGCTCGACCTCATAAGGCGAAGCGCTCTTTAGGTAATTCTTTACCGCGCCGGACGCCGCTTGAATGTAGACCGTGATCAAGTTGTCGTCTGAACTGTGGTCCATGTTCAGGTGTTCTTTTGCGCGCTCCAGGGTGACGTACATCATTTGAGCGTCACTCCTTTAGCCGGATCGTAGGTGCTGGCATTCTCGCGCAGGTCTTTACCATTCCGTCCGGCTTTGACGACCAAGGTCCATGCGTCGCTAGCGCCGGGTTTGTCGGTGTTGGCAGATTTGTTCGATACCCACTGGCTACCGGCCCAAGTCGTGGTGTCGTGCGCGTCGTAGGAGTCGCCTTCACGGTGTACGCCTTTGTAAACTTGGATCGGCATGTTGAACTTCTGTACGACCTCGACACCACTGGACTTCACCAGCTTCACGGAGAACTCGCGCACGTCGTCTTGGGCTACGCTGGCCGACGCGATGCCGTCCACAATGCACTCCCAGCCGCGCATGCCATGCGTGCGCTCGTACGACTTCCACAGACCGCCGTTGTGCGCTGCGTAAGTGCCGCGCGGGTACTGTTTGGAGTCGTCGATGGCTGGCAGGATCTCCAGGTCGATCGCGTCCCGGCCGTGCTCGGGTTCTTTGACTTCAGGAACCGGGATCAGTGCGGCAGCGGCGCGGGCGATGGCTTCTACGTCAACCTTCTCAGGAGCCGGAACTTCGACGAGTGCGGCCACTGCGGCCAGGTCGACTTCAGCAGCGTCTTTGCCGTCCTTCACTTCAGGCAGCACGATAAGCTTGGCGATGGCTTCGGCAAGCGCGGCCAGGTCTACCGGCTCTGCATCCTTTCCTGGCTCGCCGTCTTTGACTTCTGGCAGCTTCACCAGTGCGGCGATCGCTTCCAAGTCCGGTTCGACCGGCATAGGGCGATCCGCCAAGCACTTACGCAACTCGGCCAGTTCTTCATTCAGCGGCGCTACGGCCTTGGCGATGGCTGCAGCAATAACCGGCGCCAGGGCTTGAGCCTGCGCTTCTAGTTCACGCATGTTCAATGTTTAGCCCCTTCTCTACGAGCATCGCGAGCAACTTCGCGCTGTCTTGGATTTCTTCGTCGGTGGGTTCTGCCGGTGCGGCCGGCTCTGTAGCTGCAGGCTGCGCGGTGCCGGTGGCGAATGGATCTACCTGCGCATCACGTTTCGACAGAGCGGAGAGCGAATAATTTTGCTGCTGCATGTAAATTGTGTCGCCGCCGGCGACTGGAGGCTGGTTTAGCTTACGCAAGGCTGCGTTAGGCGTCATGATGCTACCTCCGACTGCGGCGGCCAAGGTTGTCACCAACGCGCCCATGTCCATCCTCAGCAGGCCTTCTACATCAAGCTCTACACCGTACTGAACTGGCAGCGAAAGGCCGTCGTCCATGCAAGCCTCGTATTCTTCGGCGAGTACCTGAATGCAGTCCGAGTAATACTTCTGGTTCTCTTGTGCTGCGGTAGTTCCAGTCGGGGAGTTGGTCACGCCGACTTTGGACGGGGGGACGTGGAACGCCGTGCAGATCATTTCCGCGGTAAGCCGGAATTGTTCGATCAATTGCGAATCAGTGGCCGACATCTTCATCTGCTGGAACTTGAGATCGTCACCGACAACGGCGACCTTACCCGCATTCTGGCCGGTGTAGTTCGCGTCCCAATGCGCTTTAAGCCGTGCTGCCGTCTCGTCGCTGATAGCGCCGGGGGCCGACAGGATGCCGCCAGGACGCGCGCCGTTCTCGAAGAAGGTCGAGCTATCGCTTTGCATCTTGAGGGACTGGCACGCGGCTTGCGCGGCGGCGTAGAGCGGAGACACGCCTACCAGGGGGTGGAACAAGCAGTTCATCCGGTCATGGATGATCTCGGACGCCGGTACGGTTACGCCGTCGCCTACGCGGTTCAAATTGTCGTTCGAGAGCTGGTAGTAGATCGAACCGTCTTCAGCGACCAGGGGGAGCACGCGACACGGGTCAAGCAAATAAATAGCCACGACTACACCACGCTGGTCGCGCTGCTTCAACCCGTAGGTGTTGCCGCTGATCAACTTAGAGGTCTGCCACCATTGTTTGAACTGGATATGGTTCTGGTAGTTGTTCGGCTTCTTGAGCACCGGACTGAAAGCTGGGCTAGTGGTCTCTTTCCAGATCCCGTTCGCGTCCAGTTCCATCAAGCGCTGACGCAACTTGCCGATGTCATTCGCGATAAGCGTTACGCAGGCGTAGACGGCGTAATGCGCCAAGACCGATTCATTAGTCCACGTATCGTTCTTCTGCCATGCGCCGGAGTAAGGTTCGCGGATCATCGGCCACCAACCGCCCATGCCCGTACCGGGCGGCGACATTGGCGCACGCTTGAAGGTTAGGGACAGCTCTCGACCGAATAGACGCATCTTTTACACCTGCACGGCGATGAAGGCTTCAATATCAGACTTCTTGATACGCCCGTCTTTACCGGTGCCGATGATTTTGGAAAGGTCCACTTTATTCTCCGCGGCAAACTCGGCTAGTGCAGCGGATACCAGAGGCTCGTCGTCTTCTGCAGGAGCTTTCGGCGTAGTAGCAGTGAGCATTCTGGTTTCGTATGTGCCGTGGCCTAGCTTGCGCAAAGTTTCAGCGTAGCGGCGTGCCATAGTTACAGTTTTACCGCCTTTGCTGTAGGTAAATTCTACTTTGCTCATGCGAAAAGTCCTCAAATTTAGCCGGAGTATATCAGAACACAAGGCTATGGCAGCACTAGGCCTTTTATTTCCACAGTAAGCCAACCGGCAGTGCCCTCCGCGTTCGCCTCATAGGTGTACTGCTGGGGTCCGGGTTGCGATTGCGTGGCGAACATCACGGCGTTTTGCGTACCCTCTTCGACTACCGACACATCGTCGACGATCGTGGCCGCAGAGGTGTTGTTATTGCCGATGCCGGTAATCATCAGGCCGCCAGTATTGTTCGGCGGATAAACCCGCAGGGAGTAGATACCTTGCGCGGTATAGGTCTGCGAGAAAGTTTGAATACCTGTACCCGCTGCGTTAGTCCACGCCAAGGAGATATTACCGATCGCCCCACGCTGAACAAAATTGAAGGACACGCGATGCACTTTAGCGGGGTCAAGCAGCGTCCATCCTTTCTGGATCAGCGAAGAGTTGCCGGGGTACTGTCGACGCGCTTGACCGCCGGAAATCGTCCAGCCGCCGCCCTTCGTCCAGTCTGCATCTGTAGCGAAGTCGCCGTTCAACACCTTTTGGATTGAATCTTCGCGGTATGTAGTCCACTGGATCGTCGCGTTTTGGTATTCGGTTATCGGCCAAACTTGCTCGCCGATGAAGCCTGCAATTTGGGCGACGGAACTACCGCTCGCGGTTGGTACAACGAACACATCTACTATTTGCGTATCGGCGATACCGGATTGAACTTGGCCGATCCAGTCGGTATCCATGGCGGCCAGGTCGCCTATGCGTAAAAAGCCTTTTCCTACGCTTCCCGACGTTACATCGATCGTCAGGTTATGCGTTCCCGTGGCGCCTCCCTTGATAGCGGCCAGGAATAACACCGGGTCGCCGGAGGTAGCGTTAGCGACGATAGGGACCTGCGTCATGGCGACGCCGTTCCACTTGATATCCAGGGTGGGGATTGAAGCAGCGTTGTTCGTGAAGAACCCACGTACGACCATGATGCCGGTCGGCGAGTTGTAAGGGGTCAAATATGCATTCAGACCATCGGCAGCCGGAATACTTCGGTCGTAGGGCCCCGGCGGCGCTGGAATAGGAGGATCTGGCAAGCTATCGCCCTGATTCATGAACAGAATTTTTCTGGTGAAGCCGATAAAATCTTTCATGCGGTGGGCTTCCGGGGGTTGGTCGCCCACGCAGGATATTAGGTTGGCGGGGTATTTGCTAGTTTTTCAGCAGCTAGCCGCTCGGCCTTTTTCTTTTGCTTGGCCGCAGATATGGCCAAGCCGCGTCGCTTTATCATCTCCGGATCGGCCATTCGCACCTTGCGTCTGGCGATAAATTCAGGATCTTGGTGGAAGGCTTTCATTTGTGCCGACTTTGAAGCCCTCGCTGCCGGTGTATTCTGCGAGGCAGTTATGTTGGCTACCCATTCTTCTTTCTTAGCTGGTTCTGCCCATGCGGCCTTTATACCGGCTACTCTTTTCGCCACAACTTCTGGGTTTTTATTAGCTTCTATAGCCCTTTCCGACTGGGCTTTGCGCGCTTCTGGTGTCGAATACGCCTCACTAACCCTTCTCGCGTTTAAAGCTGCGTACTCGGGGTCCTGCCATTTTTCTAACATCCGTGCGCGATTCGCTGCCTTAGATTCCGGAGTACCCATGCCGGCTTTAACCCTGTCGCCTTGACGTCTACGCAGGGCCGCACACTTCCATGCTTTATCTATGGCTGCTATTCGCGAAGCTTCCTTTACCGGATCTAAAATCAGTACGCCTTCACCCCCTGCACTCGTATTCGTCAAACGCAAGCCGTCGGCGAAACCTTTAGCTATCGCTTGTTTTTCTACTTCTTGCCAGTTCTCTTCAGGAGAAAGCTCAGCGGCTATTTTAAGCACGGGCTTTTTACCCGCGCGGATCAAAGTAGCAATCCAACGCTGCGCATAATTCTTAGGATTTTTAGAAGCCTGGATGTGTCTGCTGAAACGGTGTTGCGGATTATTCGACTTGCCAATGTAACGGATTTCACCGGTGTCAGGACAGCACAGGTGGTAGATGTAAATTGCCATTCTCGGTCACTCCCGTGATCGTTTTCCCGGGGAATAGAAAAAGCCGGTAACGCAGACCTCCGGGAGAAGGTGCTCGGGAGCTACCCGTGCGTTACCGGCTTTAAGTTTACAACAGAGCTACGTTACGCGCCAGCTCCCCAGTTCACGCCGGACAACCATGCGACGGCGCTTGCGCGACGGCGGGCAAAGTTGATATAGCGCTCCGCGAGGAAGGCCGTGCTGTTAGTTTGAAACATGGATACCATGCTGGTAGCGGTGCCAGTGGCGCTGTTGTTGGTCGGATTGTCGAGCATCTGCAACGAAGCTTCGCGGGAAGCATCGATGGTAACCTGACCATCATCGGCCAGCCAGATATCCGAAGCGTTGAGCAGGATAACCATGCCGCCGCTGGAATCAACAGGCAGGTAATCAGAAACGATTACCGGAACGCCCATGAAGGTGCCGCCGTTCATGGTGAGGCCTGGGAACTCGGATTGGCCGAGCGGGTTTTGCATCATGCTCAACGCCAGAGCGGTCGTTGAATCCATCAAGTAGACGGCGCTACGTGGTGGGTTACGAGCTGCGATGAAGGGGGCCCACAGCGCTTGAATATCTGCCCGAATGTCTTCAGCAGTGTTTCCGCTCGAAGGAATTGGCGCAATGCCGTTAGTGATGGACGCCGGCGA